TAAATATTTCTAATGGATCAATTTTTGATTCTTCTTGCTGTTGTTTTTTATTTTTTTTATATTGATACTTTAACCCAAATAATTTATGTAAATATTTATTTGCTTCTACAAAAGAAATATCTTTTATATGCATTATTAAAGTTATAAAATTACCTCTAACTATATCACCATCAGACTGATATATTCTTGTTTTTAAAGTTTCTTTTTTTATTACAACACTCGTTTTATTTTTTCGTCCAGGTAGACCACATCTAAATTCTGTGGAATATTCTTTTAAGTCATGACAACCTAGATCATCAATGACCTTTTCTATTAGATTATTATCTATTATGTATTGGATTAATTCTATTGCTGTCATGTCTTAAATGTATCACCACCTAAAAGTTAAAATCATTTAGATTAATATTGATATATTTATCTTTTAATTCTATATATCTTCTTGAATATTCTCCAAATAATTTTAATTCAGCTATTTCACGAATAAAAATTGCGTCATCTTTATTAATAAATTCACCTAAATATTTTTTCTTTTTTTGATAATTAATTTCTGCACACCATTTATTATTTCTTTTATTAAACCATACTCCAGTTGTTCCAGATGTATTATTAATATATTGTTTGTTATTATACTTATTTAACTGATGCGTAACTTTTCTAAGATTATCATTTTTATTATTTAATTTATTACCATCAATATGATCTCCTTCAAGATTAGTATTATAGTTATCACCATATAAAATTAATTTATGTAAAAATATTATATTATCTTGATTATCTAATGAAACTAAATATCCACTACCAATCTTCCACCATAAATAATTTTTAACTAATTCATAATTTATGTAATCTATTATTGAAATACATTTACTTTTATTTTTATTATTTATTACTTCAATTATTATATAATCATTTTCAATAATGTAGTTATTTATAGATATTTGTGGTTTTATTTTTAATGCTGTTTCCCTTTTTAAACAACCACATGATTTTGTACCACCATTTTTTAATGTTTTGCCCATAGTTATAAAAATATTTGGATTACCACAAGAACACATACATTCCCAATATGCTCTTTTATTTTTTGTATAAGCATATTTAATTACTTTCAATCTTTCAAACTGTTGTCCAGTTAAATCAATTCTTATTTTCTTTCCTATATTAAGTCCTCCTTTAAAAATCCATAGGAACTTTAACTATACCTATTTCTTTATAAATATTTTTTGAAAGATTATGTTCTGCCACAATTTGATATTCATTAGTTGATCCAAATCTATTCTTAGTAATAAATATAATTGTATAATGTTTATCTTTTTCTAATTTAAAAGGTATTTTTGTAAGTTTTTTTCTTCCTTCAAGTCTATAACATCTCAACTCATTCTTTTCATCTTCAAATTCATCATCAAAAGGTTTTCTAATCATTAAATTGGTAGAAGCAACATCTACGATATTCTTAGCTAAACCAATACAATCATTAGTATAATATCTTTTATTTGTAGCAGCTTTTCCTAATTGATATGTAATCCATATATGCACATTCTTTCCTGCTGGTTTGATAGTATCATAAATATCAACACTATCCTTAGTCATTTCTTGCCATTGTTGATCACTCTTAGCATCAGCAGATAACTTAAAAGTATCTAATACAAAATATTTACATCCTAATGAAGCATATTTCTTTATTGTTTTTATTGCTAATGATGATCTATATTTAGGAAATGGTATAATAGTTATATTTCTACTTTCTTTTTTTGATTCAATCCAATCCGCACATTTTTTTAATAATTCCCATTGTTCTTCTGAAAATCCACCATCACGTAAAACATATTTTTTTAATTCTTTTTTAAATATATTATTAGCAACCCAAGTAATTAATTCTTTCCTCCATTTTGAAACATCTTCTTCATTTATCATAATACAAATTTTTTCATCATAATGTAAAATTTGTGGTAAAAGTAATTCTATTGTTGCTGTAGTTTTACCCATACCACTTAATGCACCTAATAAGGTCATATGTCCTTGTAAATTACCACCAATCTCTTTATTAAGAATAGGAGAATTATATAAAGGCATTCCCACATTTTCACCCTTATCTAATCTCACTAATAAATCATGTATTCCTTCACATAAGTTATGACTTTCAATATCTCCTTCAACATTAACAAACACATGATTCAATTGACTTTCATACATATCGTAGATATCTTCTGCCGACATATCTACAAATTCTTTAATTTTGTCATGTATTGGGAATCTTCTTGCTAATAATTGCAAGACAGCGTTCCATTTATTTAATTCATTAATATAACCTGAAATATTTTCTACATTCACATATTCTTTAGATTTATCAATGGTGTCATAACCACCATATTCATCATACTTTTGTTTTAATTTAGGATGTTTTTCTAAATATAATCCAATAGTAATATCATCAAGAGTCTTTTTTCTTTCTTTAATAATAATGTCATAACCAATAGCAAAATAAACACGCCATATATTATTATGGAAACTTTTAATATTTAATTTATCATATGTATAATATAAATCTGAATTCTTATATAAGATAGATACTATATTTGCTTCACATGATAATTTATACTCTTTAACCTTATTGGCAGCTTTTATTAATTCTACTTCTAGAGGACTTAATTCTTGTTTTTTTTTATTTTCCAAAACAACCCCTACCCATTCTGATATCTAAATTCTCCATGATATTTAATTTCTGCTTGCTTTCTAGTATCAACTGCATCTTTAAAATTATCAAAATAACCAAGAAAAATAGCTTGTTTTTCAACATTGATTTGTGAAACCCATTTTTCTCTTTTAGTATTCCATGAAACTCCTTTTACTCCACTTGTATTTCTATTGGTTTTTATTTTATTGTAAAAATTTTGACTAAGTGTGCATATTCTTAAATTATATTTACGATTATCATAAACAATATGATTAATATGGTCTATCATTTCATCATCTAAAGGATTCATAATAAGTCTATGAAAATATAAAGTATAATTATCAATACGTGTACAAATATAATTATTTGTATCATAACTCCAATAATAATTTTTTATTTTATCATAATCTTCAAAATCAAAATAAAACATTTCTCCTTCTTCAGTATATCCAATACCGTAATCACCTGTTAAATCATATGTATTATATTTTCTTTTTGTTTCTTTATTAAAGTTTATTATTCTTTCCTTTTTAAGACAACCACAACTTTTTGTATGTCCATTTTTTAATTTATCACTTGTAACTTTAATTGTATTTTTATTATTGCAATCACAAACGCACACATATCTTGTTCTATAATCTTTAGTATTACTAGCTTTTATTTTGTCTATTACTGTTAATCTTCCAAATTTTTTACCTATAATATTATCCAATCTACCATAACTCCTCCATTTCACTACTTAATTTTTTAATTTTATTATTTTGATATTCTGCCCCTTCATGCATTATATTTTCTATATGCATTTTTTCAATTTTTTCTTCTGATTTTTCTGTTTGTTTCAACCTATGCACGACATCATTAATTTCTTTTTCAATAATAATCATTATAGTATTGAATTTATGTTGCTCATTTTTAAAATCTTGTGATTTAACTATTTGTTTTAATTTCATCTTATTAATTTTAAAAGTATATAAGATATGGTTATATTCATAGTTTGCCATAGGTTTTATTTTTTTATTTGCAATGAATTTACCGTCTTTTAACCCTTTAATTCTTAATATCATATATTTTGGTAATTTCTGTGATTCATCATATTCAAATATATCTTTTTTAATATATTGGTATAATTCATCCCAATCTTTTATTTCTTGTTCAGTCATTTTTGCCATATTTTATCACCTATATGTAAATATTAAGAGGGGTATCAGTACCCCTCTTTTATTTTTAAGAAGCAACAACTTCTAAAAACTCTACCAATTCCTTAATTTTATTTACATCTGAAGAATCTAATTCTTTAGCAGACAAACCTAGTTCTTTCATTTTAATAGTAATTTTTTTAACTTTATCAGAATCGCTTCTAATAGTAACCATTAATGATTTAAACTTTTCAATTAAGTTAACTCTTTCTTCCGCTTCACGCCTTTGTTCAATTTCTTCTTTTTTCTTAGTAGTTTCCTGTTCAATTAATTTATTTTTCTCAATATCTTGTTCGATTCTTGTTTCTTCAATTGATTTTTTACTAGACTGTTTTTCATGTTCAATTTTAATAGCATCTTCAATAGCCTTAATGAATTCATTTGGGTCTAGTGAAATTTGTTCTATAATTTCAGCAAATCTTGATTTAGAATCAATATTAAAATTATCATCTCTAAAAGTAATAATTCTTGATTCACTTTTAATTTGACCTTTAATTTTATCTTTACCTTTAAAATCTTTTTTACCTGTTTTAATTTGTACAATTTCTCTATCTATAGATGCGACACCTAATATATGTAGTTTAGTTTTAAGTGCATTGAAATATCTATTACTCATATTAGTTGTTATAATATCATATTCAATTCCACTTACCGGGTCTGTCATAGTTCTATTTTTTGTATGCCCAATTATAAACATAGAAACACCAACATTTTTTAATTCCCACAATTTCGTAAGAACTAATTCAATTGCTTTATCTTCACCACGCATATATCCACCAAAAGCAGCCTTAATTGATTTAACAGGTTTATCAGGATATTCCTTATTATGTAACCTTACAACTTCTGGTTCTACTATATTAAATAATTCATCTATAGTATCCCATACGATAACTTTCAAATCTTTATAATCTGAAAGTTTATTTTCAATAATATCTTCAGTAAATTCATCAAAAGTATCCCAATCAGGAATATTTTCATAGATAGCCCCGGCAATAGCATCCACACCATCTTCTTTACCACAATTAGCAATTATGTATCCATCTTCTCCGACAATAATTTCACAAATTTCTTTAGCTAATGTTGTTTTTCCGATTCCACTAAGTCCAATTAAACCTGTATTATAAGCTAATGGATCTACTTTAATAACATTCTTTTTTCCAAATTTACGTGCCAAACATATAACCACCTTTATATATTATTTTATTTTTGTATTTATAAGAAGGAGAAATTAATCTCCTTCTTATATAATTTAATTAATTTTTAATCACCAAGCAAAGCATCTAAATCATCTAGACTATATTCGCTAGATTCTTCTTCTTTATCAAACGGAGGTTCATCATTTTTATTCTTTTCTTCTTCATCTTCATTAGGAAGTAATTGACTCAAAAAAACCAGATCACTAAATTTATATTTATCATCTGTCCTTAGAACAACAGGTGTTTTTGTATCACCTTCACCAACAAGTCTAATAACAGGTTTCTTAATTAGCATTTTCTTTTCTCTTGTATTACCAACAGCGCATTTTGCCAATGCTTCTTCTTCAGTATAAGCACCCAATTCAATTAGTTCACGAATATCTTCAGGCACATCATCAATAGTAATGTTTACTTTTGCCTGTCCTTCAATAATATGTCCTTCAACAGTAATTTCATTAACATTATCTTTCTTTGCCTTAAACATTTTTGCTAGTAGTTTAGCACCTTTTTCCATATCATTTTCAGCAACTTCAAACTGAAATACCTTTGAAAATACAACATTCTGTTTAATTTCAATTTTTTCTTGTCCATATTTACCAACATAATCAACTACATAAGCAGTAATTGGGAATGAACCTGATTCTTTATCATATTTACCAATACTATCTTTATCAACAAGAATAGTCTGTTGGAATGTTGCTGAATATTTTGAAGGATCGTCTGCTTTTGATAGGAATACTGATGTAACTTCTTTTTTAACTTGAATATTATCTTGATATATCGAATATTTCAAATTACCTTTTACATTAATAACTGTACCTTCAGTAAGATGTTCTTTTATGTATTCAATGGCATCATATGCAGATAAGAATTTCTTTGCAAAAGTCTTATTTTTAGCATCTTTCTCAAGTCCTACAGTAATAAAACATTGATTCCCAACTTGATCAATTATATCTTGGTCAAATCTATCTTCCCAATCAACAGTAATTTTATTTTCAAAATCATCTATTTCTTTTCCTGCATCATTTTCTTTTTTTCCATGAGCATAAATAACAGAATCATTTACACTACTATATCCACCCATCATATCAGCATAAACTACATTTCCGTTGCCACAATCTACACCAAGATTCATAACATTATAAATCCAACCTGAATCTGATTGTTCATCAATCTTAAATGTGTAGTCATTTACTTTCGCCATTCCAATTAATTGAAATTGTGATATTCCTTTTTTAAGAATAGTTTTTTGTTCTGTATTTTTATTTTTTGCCATATGTATCATTTCTCCTTTATATTATTATATTTATTTTCTTTATATCTATATTCACCAAAATATTTTAATTCTGCTTCTTTTCTAACTTTTACTGCCTCATCAAAATCATCAAAATAACCTAAATGTACTCTTTTTTTATTTATAAATATTTGTGCATTCCATTTTTCTTTATCTTTTCTCCAAATAACTCCAGTTATTCCCGATGTATTATTTGATTGTAAAGCTCTATTCATTCCATTTTGACTTCTTGTAACTATTCTTAAAAATTCTTTTCTATTGTCATATCTATTATGAAAAATATGATCTGTTTCCATATCATCAGGACAATTCATTACTAGACGATGCATAAGTATAGCTGTATATCCAGTTACTACATAACCATCTGCATTAATATGCCAACTATAATTTTTAATTTTATCATAGTCTTCTAAATCAAAATAAAATTCTTCACCTTTTTTAGTATAACCTATGCCATATTCACCAGTTAAATCATATGTATTATGATTTTTACTTGTTTGACTAATTTCTTTAACTATTTCTCTTTGTAAACAACCACATGATTTTGTATGACCATTTCTTAAACTTGACCCTCTGATTATTTTTAAACTATTTTCTCCTAAACAATCACATTGACACAACCAATATGTTTGTCTTGATTTATTATTTTCATTTCTTTTAATTTTTTTAATAACAGTTAACCTTCCAAATTTTTGTCCCGTTAAATCTTTAAATTTTATCCCAATAAAAATTACACCTCCTTTTATATATTTATATTAGTATTTCTTTCTCTTGGAATATTAACGCTAAAATTAAAACTGTCAAAATATTTTCTACTACTTAGATAATCAGCTAAATGAACAAGATTTTGTAATCTATTTTTTGGTTTAGGTAATACTTCTTTTTTAGTTTTAAAATCTTTATTAAATTCTCCCATGTGGGTACGAATACAATCTAGCAATTTATGTAACATTTCTTTATCCAAGATATTATTTAATTTAGGATTGTTTTCAATAAAATCTGCCATAACTAAAGGATGTTCTGTAATAGTATATTTAGTTTCAGGAATGCCCTTCTTAGCACAATCATGTAATATCAAAGCTGAAATTATAATGTCTTTTTCATCATCTGAATATTTTTTAAACATTTCTAAACTAAGAATATCTACTGCTATTCTAACTGCAACTTGAATATGTCGGATTAATCCACCATCACCTAAAGAAAATGATGGATGATATCTTCCAGTTGAACTTGCTGCTACTTTAAAAATATATTCTGGTATTTCAAGTAATGCTTTTTCTGTAAATTCTTTAATCTTCGGATTCTTTATGTATTCTAATTCAGTTTTAAATATTTCTAACCTATCCACTATCTTATATTATTCCTCCTCTTCTTCTTCATCTTCCTGCAACTTCAAACTTCCATCACTCATCTGAATGACACACCAAATTTCTTCGCATTCTTTACCAACTGGCATCATTTGAATTTTTAATTTGTCATTCTTGCCTTGAAGTTTTGTTACTCGACCTTTTTTGATTTCTCCTGACTCCAAACAGAACTGAATGTCATTTCCTTCTGAAATAATGATTTCTTCACCTTCTGAATCTTGAACAATGATTGATTTGTAGGGGTTTGATAGAATTTCGATCATACACTTTCTCCTTTTCTTATAATTTTTATTTTGGTTATTTAACCAGTTACTATTATAATGGTAATCTATGTGGAAGTCAAGGAGTGAAAAATTTCACTCCTGACTATCTACCGATCATACTATTGAACTGTGATTCACTAATGATTTCTACCCCAAGTTCCTTCGCCTTTTTATTTTTTCCAGAAGTAAATGTAACATCATTATTAATCAAATAATTTGTTTTACTACTGACACTTCCACTCAATTTTCCCTCAAGAGAAGTAATTAATGCTTCTAACTCTTTACGATTCTTAAATGTTTCTACATTGCCGGTAACAACAAACGTAAGACCATCTAATGATTTATAACTCATATTTCCTTTCCTTTCTTCTGGTTGCTTAACATTTAAATAATCCATTAAAGCATTTAAACTTCCTAAATTACTAATAAAACTACTTATAATATTATCACCAATACCTTCGATTTTACTTAATCTAATACTCAATTCTTCATTTTTAAAACTTTTCATTAAATTCTCATAAGTACCAAACTCTTTAGCAATATCTTTACTCACTTTTTTCCCAATTAATTCAATACCTGAAGCATAAATTGCCCTATCAAGATTACAATTTCTAGCATTTTGAATATTTTTATAAACCTTTTCAGCAGATTTTTTAGCAAATCCTTCGCATTTTAATATTTGTCCAATGGTTATATCAAACACATCCCAAGGTTTATTAATGTAACCATTATTAATAAACTTTTGAATTGTCTGCTCATTCAAATTTTCAATATTAAGTGCATCTCTTGAACACATATGTTTTGCTCTAAATAAAAGTTTTGCTTGACAATCATTATTTTCACAATATAATTGGTCATTAATCATTTTTAATTCTGAATCACATGAAGGGCAATATAAAGGAATTTCAATAGGTACACTATTTTCTGTTTCTTTACATTGAATAATAGCAGGAATCACATCATTTGATTTTACTGTATATATTTCATCATGTAATTGCAATCCTAAACTATTAATATAACCAACATTGTGAAGTGTTGCTCTTGTAATTATTGAACCTAATAAATCTATTGGTTCTATTTCAGCTACAGGAGTTACCTTTCCCGTTCTTCCTGTTTGCCACGTAACAGATTTTAATCGACTCCATTTTCCTTGATTTGGAAATTTATAAGATACAGCATTTTTAGGATGATGTTCAGTTTCACCATATAGTTTTAATGAGTTTGGTTTATTAGATTTAATAACCATACCGTCTATTTCAAATTCTAAACTATCTCGATTAATATTTTTAATATATTGTATAGCTTCTTCAATACTATTTTCATCATAAAAAAACCAATCGTCAACTTTAAATCCTAAATCTTTTAGTATTTCAAGTTGATCTATTTGTGTTTTATTACTGCCAATAATATTATATGCTCTATAAGTGATACCTTTAACATTTTTTATTTCTTTATTTCTTAATATCCCTGCAACAGCATTTCTAGCATTGCTAAACAATTCTAGACCTTGTTCCATTCTTTCTTGATTTAATTTTTGAAAATCATTTTTTGTCATAAATGCTTCTAATCTAATTGGTAATTTATTCAATTGATATTTGTCATCTTCCCCATTCAATTCAGGAAAATGTAAAATTCTACTTGCTGTATCACGGACATCTTCACCAATTATACTATTCCCTCGCGTAACTATTGCTCCATCATAATAATAGACTAGAGTTAATCCATCATATTTATATTCAATAACCCCTGGTGCCAATCTTATTAATTCTTTTCTTAAATCATCTTCATTATTAACTTTAGCAAGTGATTTAACAGGAAATTGGTGAGTATATTTTTTAAATTGGGCTTCACCTGGAACATAATTATATTCACCATATAATTTTATGTAGGTATTTTTTAAAGCATCATATTCTGCATCTGATATTTCAGGATTATCTTTGTTGTAATATAAATCATCATGATGATTTAATTGTTTTTTAAGTTTATTTTTTTCCAACACATAACCTCCCTTTTTAATGGTGATTTAATTTTACTATTATATTGTTAATCTGTCAATAGGTAAAATTATGACTTTCCCGCAAACTCACCATAATATTTTTTCCTCATTTTTTCAGCATATATTCCGGCATCATCAACATTATCAAAATATCCTAATCTCTCATTCTTCCCATTAATATGTAATTGTACAACCCATTGTCTCTTACTTTCAATCCAACAAACATTTCTATAACCTGATGTATTATTAGTATTTTTACTTTTTCTATTTCTAGTATTATTAGAAACAGTAGCAACTCGTAAATTTTCTTTTCTATTGTCTAATGGATCATTATTTATATGGTCTACATGATAACCTTTCTTACCATTACCTAATAAAATATGTAAACAGTATGTAACAAGTTTTGGTTTATTATTAACAACTTCCCACTTAGTCCCCATTACATAATATAATTTATTATATTTATCTCTTTTTGCGTACCATCTTATTCCCCAAGATTTAACCTTTTCTAAATCTTCTGTATCAATAATAGTGATTATTTCTTCACTATTTTTATTAGTCATTATTATTTTAGTAATTTCATTTTCGATTATGTAATTATTAAAATTGCTATTATATAATTCATTGTTAGCAATTTTTTGAGCAATACTTTCTTCATATTTATCTTTGTTTAATATGTATTTTTCATGATTATGCTCATGATGACATTTCTTACATCTTGCGTTAAATCCACCTTTTGCATTTTTATTCTTACCAAAATTATTAAGATTGGCTTCTAACCATTCTCCACAGTCTATACATTTCTTATATAAGATGCCATCTACTTCTTTCTGAAAATCTTTATACTTCCTATTTGTCAATAAATTTCCTCCCTAGATAAATATTTTTATGGGTAATTTATTTTTAGTATTTAAACCCTCAAAAGTCTTATGTATAAAGGGGTTTTTCAGGACATATAACCTGCAAAATCAGCAAAAGGACGTTTTGAAGGTAAAATTGGAATATTGTGATCAAATGCGTCTTCTATTAAATTATATATTTAAAAAATTTTCAAACATCTTACACGTAAATCTTGGTTTAGGATCTTTTTCACAATTACAAAATCCTATACATCTTCTTGCCCAACACTCATTGTTAATACAGTCTTTACAAATACAAGTTTCACATAATATTCTCATAATTTTCTCCTATATCTTTGTAAACAGACAATTTAAATTACTTTCAGAATCACATCTAAAACCAACATTGCCATTAAGTAAACAAGTTTCTTTTGTGAAATAATGATATTCACCTTTGGCCTCATGGGGTGATACATTTATAATTTCAACTATGTAACTAAATGTATTGTTTTTAAATTTATCACCAATATTATATTTTTGCATTTTATTTCTCCTTTCTAAAAAATTATTTGGTGGTTCCGGTAGGATTTAAACCTACAACTCTCCGATTATGAGTCGGGTACTCTGCCAATTGAGTTACGGAACCAAAAAGATTTGATAAAATTGTTACTACATTTGGACTACTATTATTTTAACACTTTAATGATTATCTGTCAACCCTTAATTATACAACAAAACGAATTATTTATATTAACTTTCTTCCACAATTAGGACAATACTTATTTTCATATGTTAATCTTGTATATTCCTGTACTACAGAGCAATAATTAACATGGCATATTGCATTCTTTTCTTTAGGACAATTTTCATTTTTACAGGGATAATAACATAAACAAATTTTATTATTCATACATACTCCTTTTTTTTGAATATTTGATCCAAATGTGTGTTTTATTAAATTATTTTTGTAGTTTATTAATTTTTTAAAAAAATTCTTTACAAACCATTATGTCACAAGTGTTTATAGCATTCTTTTTAATAAAACTAAGTAAAACTGTATTTCTACTATAAATAACCATATTGAAACCAAAGCGAAATTTTATATAGATTTATTATTGTAATATTTGTAAGCAAAATCTATTATATTGATCTGTCCATGTGCTATAATTATGATTAATTAATTCTAGAGCTTTTTTATTTTCTTCAAATTCTTCCTTATCATCGAAATAATAAGTATTATAACTACTAGTATCCCAATGTAATAATTTACTAGGTGAATTGATTTCTCTTTTAAATCTAATTGTCATTATTAGCACTCCTTTATATTTATTTTATTAATCTTATTATAAATGAGATACAAAATAATTTATTTTTATTGATAAACTATATTGTTTACAATATCTCAATAATTGCTCTTACCATGTCATCAGTCAAACTATGGAATTCTCCATCGTTACCATTCTGAGCAAAAATCACATTACCTACAATACAAGTGCTACCTATCCAAACATTAGGTTTTAAATTTTTCAATAATCCTTCTTCGTTTACTATCATAAGAATAGACTTATCTTGATTGGCAGGAACTACTTCAATATAACCTTCAACCAATTCTTGTAATTTATTAAGAGTATGTTCGATTTCCATTACTACTGGTTTTTCACTAGGTTTTTTAAATACAACTTTAAGCATATATAAATCTCCCTATTTAAAATCTTATTCTAATTGTATCATAATATTTGTATTACTTCAAATAAGGAAATTACACATCCCATCCAAATCTTTGTGTAATAATTGCTTTTTTACCGTAAACTCTTATCCATACTGAACCAACGAATCTGCCACCAGGTATTGAAGAACTATAACCATCAAGATCATCCATATATCCATTTTCAAGAAATTCTTTTACAATTTCTTTATTAAGATTTTCGTTTGATTTTAGAATTATATAATTTCTTCCACCATCAAAATAAGAATCTCCCCAATATTTAATTCCTTCTTTAATAATTTCTATTGACATATTTAATACACTCCTTAAAATATATTTTAGTATATTTATATTATAATTTATGGGGTGTAATATTGTCAATGCTATTATTTTAGTATTATATTAAATATTGCTTCAATTACATTAACAACAATAGAATTGCCTGCCATTTTATAAATTTGAGTATCAGATAATTTATTTTCTTTTAATATGTAATAATCTCTATCATCAAATCCCATTAATCTAAAGCATTCCAGAGGTGTCAATCTTCTAATTCTATCTCCGACTGCTATATAATTATCAGACGATCTACAAGCTGTAATTTTTGTTGTTATTGAAAATGCTATATCATTATGTATATTTTTTATAGAATAACCAAAACCATTACCCTTATTTTTATGTATTTCTTTATGTTTATCTAAATATATATGTGTTTTTATACCTACTAAATATTTATCTGATGGACTATTTTCTAATAAATCTTTTAATCTAATACCATTATCAAATCCTTTAGGAAATTCAAATCTACCATCATCAATATCTTTTCTAATACTAACTATAAATACCCTTTCTCTATTTTGAGGAACACCATAATCTTTAGCATTTAATACTTGCCAATAACTATTATACCCTTCATTTTCTAAATCACTCAATATTTGTTCAAATTGTTTCTTAAATTTTTTACTAGTTAAATTTTTGACATTCTCTATAATTGAATATTTCGGTTTTTTATATTTTAATATTCTTAAACCTTCATAATATAGTCCACTACGAGTTTTATTACCATTTTTATCAATAAAACCTTCTTGTTTACCGGCTATTGAAATATCGGTACAAGGAAATCCCCATGTCATTAAATCAAAGTCAGATAATTTTTTTTCGTTTATTTTAGTAATATCACCTAAATTTAATTCTTCAGAAATATTATGTATCAATGAATATGCTTTAGCAGCATATTTGTCTATTTCACAATAATTAACTAACTCATATTCTATGTTTAGCCTAGTTAATGCTTTTTCAAAAGCTCCAATACCAGAAAATAAACTTAAAACTTTCAATAACATTCCTCCTATTATATTATTATTTCATTACCAAACTGCGAATTGGTATTAACACTATATGTAGTAGATATTTTATATTTACATCTACTACATATAGTTTATTTTTTACTCCAACATTGATTTAATGGCATCAATTTCCAATTCAACCTTTTTATCAGTAGACAATAAGAAATGCAATTTACTTTCCATTTCTTGTAATTTATTTTCTTCATCTCTTAAAACCACAATCTCTAGTTTTGCTTTAATATCAGTAATCCACTCATCAACTCTAAATCCTGAGACAATATATTCTTCCAATAAACCTAAATCAACAGCAGACAATCTATATCCATTTAATTTAACCAACAAACTAATCAATTGTTCTTTCCCTAATACATTCAAATTATACCTTATTCCATCTAATTCTAAACTACAATTAGTAACCGGAATAAACTTCTTCTTACCTTTTAATTTTGCTTTCTTTTCTTTAATTTGCGCTTTCAATTCCATAATCTTTTCATCATTTACATTTGCCATACTAATTCCACTCCTTAATTAATTTTTTATTAGAATCGTAAGTTATTAAATATTTAGGTTGTATTTTATTATAGACTTGTTCAATTGATGCTTCTCTTATTATTATTTCATCCTTATGTCCTTTATTTGTTGTATAAATATTATATCTGTCTTCTCTTCTACTATAATAATTATAACCTCTATATCTTTCTATATAATATCTTACAATTTTATTATCAACTTCAACATAATATTTGGCACCATAATACCATTTTCCTTTTAAATTTTCCTTAAACTCTTCTAATGTATAATCTTTATATTCATCATATTTAGGTTCCCTAGTAGAATATTCATCGCTTTTTAATAATTCATCCATTAAATCTGCATAATCTTCAACACATATTTCATCAATTACATCAATTATATTTCCAGTTAATGTTTTTATAATTGTAATCTTATTCCATTTTGATTTTTTATCATAGAAAAAATAGGATTTAGTTTCCTTATTATCCTTATTTCTTTCATAAAATCTTCCTAAATATATTAATTCATCATTTGAATTGGATTTATATGTTCCACCTAGAATTAAATTTTTACCATCAAATTTCTTTTTTGCATGTCTTAAATTATTAAGTTCACTTAATTCCTTATAATCAGGCGAATCAGTGGGAATTAAAATTAAATCTTTACCATCCCAACCATAAACAAAATCACCTTCTAAACCTTTTCCTTTAATTGAACTTGTGTTTTCTAGTATGTATAATAGATTGGGAATAGTAATTTCAAATTCAAAATTACGTTCATCATATACTCTGCAATATGTTTGTCTATGATTCCATCCAGTTGAATACCCACCTACTTTTTTATTTAAAACAAAACCACTCGTAAGTACATTTTCAAATTCCATTGTTTCAATATTTTTATCTCTCCAACTATTCCAAGATTTTTCTTTTCTTAAAACCCCTTTATTGTCATAATAAATAATATATCCTAATTTACCCGTATACGTATCACTTCTTTCTTGGAATCCAACTTTTATTTTTTGCGGTATGAAAATTGAACTTTTCATAATATCCTCCTAATCATTTATTTCTACTTTATAATTTAAAAGTGCTTGATATAAAATATTAGGAATTTTATTTTTATAAATTTTTGCAACTTCTTTTATATGTGTTTCTTTATATGTTTTGTATGTAATAAATGCTTTTTCTTCTTCATCTATTTCAAAAGTACCTATACATACTCTTTTATTTGTTATTTGATTCATATATTGCACTTTTAATTTATTTACCTTTGGATCAAAATGTACACCTATAGGATATTTTCCTCTTTTTGTATTGCATTTAATTAATAATGAATTAATATTATGCGGTACAAACACACAATTTTCTGGTGAATAAATTTTGTTTCCTTTATGTAATATATCTTTATCTAATTCAAGTTCTTCGCCATCAATATCATAATAATTATCTTCACACCAACTTGCAAAATTTTGATAATTATGCCATTCCTCACATACAGAACATCCTATGTATGATGTATTATTTTTTGTTTTATCTCCATAACATCTATTTAACATATTAATCCATTTAGAATAAAATATATTTATTTTTCCATTAATTTTTGATTTATGTTTCCCACTTCCCATATATCCTATATTAAATACAAAAGGGAAATATGGATTTTTTATAGAACCATTTTTTATATGTTCCCATTTTACATCTTTTTCATATCCATATTTATCTAAAAATTTTATTTTAATATTTCGAGTATTAATATATTTAATGATTATAAACTTACTTCCCTGTGTATTTGTATAAATACTATTTTCTCTTTCTGTTTTCATATATTACCTCCTATTTATTTCTTTGTATATGTATCTGACCTATTTTGGAAACCAACTTTAATAGTTTTTGGAATGAAGATATTTGTTTTTATAATTGTTACCTCCTTTTTATATTTATTTTAGTTATTTATTAACCATTTCCTGCAAATTTACCAAACAACTCTTTGCGTTTCTTTTCAGCTAAATCACAGGCTTCTTTAAACTGACTACCTGGAAATATCCATCTAAACCTTTCACCCTTCCTCATAAACCTTTAAATCTGAAATATTTGCTTTAGCTCCACGTACCTCAGTAATACCTAAATCTTTTTCTTTCATGATTCAATCTCCTTTTTTATTTTTATATTTTATTACCAAATCTAATTTTGATCATGTAATATATTACATATATTCGTACCATGTGGTTTATCTAATCCACCATTAATAGAATTTATTATCCATTGAGATAAATAAATCATTGCTGTATATTTAGCAATTTGAACTTTATCTTCTTCTCTATCTAATTCTTCTCTATAGTCTTCCCATTTATTTTTATAAATTGATAATGCTTCTTTTAATAAATCTAACTTATCTTCTTCCATAACATTTCTCCTTTCTAAAGTTTGTTCCAAACGTAACTTAGGTTATGATTCTAATTTTTGCTTTTTATTATAATTTCTTTTTTGTTTAGGTGGTTCTATGTATAATTTATAATCTTTATTTATCCAATTCATTATCTTATTAAATCTTTCTTCAGTGTAATTAGGATTATTTGAGTTATACCATTCATCTAAAGCAAACTTCCATTTTTGGCTATTACAAGACTGACAACTTGGTACACAATTAGATAAATCACTATCTCCGTCATCGTCTACATGTTCTTTATGAAGATCATAATTTACAATCTCACCTTTTCTTAATATAAAATGTTCGTCTTTTGGTAATCCGCAATAAGCACAAGAATTATTAAAATATGTTTTACAAGCATTCCATTCTTCTTGTGTAATCTTATGATTTTTGTGTTGCCTATCTTGTGCATATTTTTGCATTTTATCTGGGTTATTATCTATCCAGACCTGTATAACCCCTTCGTCATACCGTTTTTTAAATGATTTTCTTTTAGACTCTCTTCCTGCTTGTGTTTCGGAATAATTTTTATCATTAATAAATTTTTTGTCAGGATGTTCTTTTCTATATTTCATTGAATTTTTCACAGTACATTTCTTGCATTCTGATTTAAAACCTTTCTCTGGTTTACTTTTATTAACTAAATAAAAATATTCTGTAGTTTCAGGTTTCCATTCACCACATTGAGAACATTTACGTTCTTTTATCTCATTAACGACTCTAATATTTTCAAAAAACTTAGGACTTCTTTTAGTATATTTACCCAATTGTTTTTATATTAATCTCCTTTCATAAATATCATGACGAATCATTCATTTGGTTAAAACTTTAGTGTTTGGGAACCCTTGTAAATCAAGGACTCCCAAAATATAATTTTAGGCAATTTTTATTTTATTATTCTTATATGTATATAATTTTTCAATTCTTACATTATTACTATCTTCACTTTTCTTATTACTGTCCATCAAAGTTTTATGTTTAATTTCCCACAAACAATCAAATTCATTAGGCATTCCATACTCAGATATTAAAACAGTGTTATGTATTGACATTTCTTTACACCATTCATAAAAATCATCATAGGGAAATTTCTTAGTTTTATACTCAGTTGTGCCTTTATACGGTATGTCACAGTAGATTACATAATTTTTCACTTTATCTTTAGGAATGTCCCTAAAATCTAAACACTTAAAATGAATGTCTTTCAAGTTTGGTCTTTGTTTATTTAGATTATTAATTGCACCTCTAGACCATTTGCCACTATTGTCATTTTTAGAATCCCTGGCGTAACCTCCAAAATATTTAGCACCAAAACTAGCACAAAATCCTACTAAACCGACATACCATTTTTCATGTTGCTCTTTATTATTTTTTACTTTTATATATTCATCTTCTAAAATACATTCTGGAAATATGTAATCAGTTTGTGCTTTCTGCAATAATGCAATTAATTCTTCGTGTATATCTAATCCTATTTTCTTTCTACATTGTATTTTATCAATTACATTAGCCCCACCCACAAATGGTTCTAAGTATCCTTTTGTATCTTCAGTAATATAAGATTGAATAATTGGAACTAAATCTTTAGCTATTTTATTTTTACTACCAACATATCTCAATTTTTATATAATTCCTCCCTTATATTTTTATATTTGTAATTTAATTAATTAGGTAAATCACGATAAAACGATTCTTTGGTTAAAATACTATCACACAACACCATCATTAATTTTCTTCCCAAACTTACTTGCTGTCCTAATACTATCATCATTCTCTAAACAAACATTAAACTCTCCAACAATAGCTTTGCTTTCGGCAATCTTCCTTTGATACCTTTTAATAATACCGTTCTCACAACTATTTTCATAGTACAAATGATAAATCCTATTTTCTAACGTACTATTAGCTCTATATCCTCTCCTATTTGATTGACTAACTATATTTACATGATAACTGGGCATATAATTTATGTATGTTGATATAAACACTAAATTCAAACCTACCTGAACCAACTTTGGATTCGTAATCAATACATCAAAATCATTTTTCTTCTTTTCTAGTAAATCTTTTCTGTCATAAGTAGCAACACTTGTTTTCAATGTAAATGTTTTAATACCATTCTTATTAAGTAAATTTTCAATCCTTTTAGCAATAGTATCACCTTGCATATATTCTCCACCATTATTAAAATCTACATATACACAGCATTTCCTCCCTTCTGATATTTCTTGTTTGATAATATTTAATAATTTTTGTTCTTTAGGTAAAATACAATTATCTATACATTTTGGTTGAACATTATGTATCATATCATCTTTTTCAATAGGTATATTATTCCAATTAAAAGGATTATTTATATAATGCTTTAAAATACTATCTTCATACATTTTCGCATTAAAGACATTCGCTGATTTAATATCACTCCATAATCTATTTTCATTCATTTCCATTTTTTCAGTTTGTTTAATAGGAATATAATACTCATTTAAATCAGGTAAATCTTTTCCTAAATCATCTAAAGTGGCAAATATATAGTTTTCTACTAGATATTTAGAAAATGTAATAGGGTTTATGCCCTCGATTTCTTTATAATCTGAATCTTTAATTTCACTTCGACCATAACGATAATAATCTCCGTCTTTTTTCTTACTTACTGCCATTAATGTTCCATATGTTTTTATAAATTGTTTAATATCAATAACTTCATTTGCTTTAAGTTTGTTTGACAATAATCCTAACAATACATTATGCAAAGAACTTGCATATCCTGAATTACTTGTTCCTGTTAATAATAATATTTTCTTTCCATAATTAAATAATGTCCTTGTAGCATTGCCGATTATACTTTCCGAGTTGTTTGACTCATGTATTTCATCGCAAATAATACTATCAAAATGGATATTTTTAGTTTTAATAAATCTAATTAAACTACTTTTCTTTGTCTTATCATAAACACTTTGCCATAATATAGCACCACAATTACTACATTTATAATTTGATTTTTTAGGATTCCCTTTAAAATCTTTCTCAGTAAAAAATACATCTTCCTTTTTTCTTAATTCATTCTTTAAAGGTACTCCACAATCTGGACAACAGGCAATAGTGATTTTCTCTTTAACTTCTTTAATAGATTTATAATAATATGTATGTTGTACTTCTCTTTTGTACTTTACTTCTCTTGTTCTTATATTAACTCCAGGTGCTTTTTTAGAATCAAGTTTAAATGTTTCTTTTCCAATAAGAAAATATGTAGGTTTGTTAAATTTTAAATTTGTTTTATTATAAATATTTATAAAATCTGTAGTTTTCTTTATTATATGAATATCTACTTTATCTACAATACTATTCTTTATTTCTTTTTGCCATTGAGTTAATGTAATAGCAGGTGCAACAATTAAAGTAACATAATTTTGTTTATTGGGATATAAATGACAATGATTTATTTTTGTAGAAGTTAGTGACTTACCAAATCCTTGTTCTAGTGCTAAATAAACAAATCTATCTCTTTTTAATACCTCTAATCCTGCCTGAATAATAGGTACTTGCCCATCAAAAGGTTTTAATTTTCCTTCAAATATTTTCTTATTTATATTTTTTGAATTATACAATGTTTTAATATTATTCTTCAATCTCTCCTTTATTGGTTCAAGAAAAGTGAAGATGTAACTTTCAATGTCTTCTATCTTACTCCAATCAAAATCATCTTTATATCCTTCTAATTTTAAATTATTTAATTTTTCCTTAAAATAGCACACATTCATTTTATATACTTTTAAATCTTTAAACCTTGGATTATTAGTATAAACATCACACTCAGAAACACAACTATAATATTGATTATCCTTATCTTCATCTATTATTTCTTTAACAATCTTATTTGTAACTGGTAAATAATGAATATTTCTTAAATACTTTGTTAATATCTCATTCTTATCTTCATTGTTCCAATTAATGCAATATTCATTTATTTTATTACTATAAATCACTGTATGAGTAAGATTATTTTGCATTTTTTCTGACTTGTATCTATATCTACATTCTCTATTGGTATAAATATTTTTACTATAGAATATATCATCCCTATCTCTTAATGATAAATCATAAGAATGAGAAATTAAATCTGAACATATCTTTTTATTTTTTATATGTAAATCACATAAACTAATTAATAATGGTTCACTATTATCTAAAATAGCTAAATCTGCATTACAAGTTATTTTATTTTTATTATCAGTCTGAAAATATGGAATCATTCTGCTTCTCCTAATTCTTTAATCTTCAATTCTCCATTCTCCGAACATAATATATTCAAATATGGCAAACTCATTTTAATTATTTTAGTCTCAGTAACTTTCTCACCATTATCATCTTTATAAGTATTAACTTCTTTCTTTTCAATTTTCTTAGTACCACCAATAACTACATGTCTGCCTTTACTATCTAATTCAATTTCTCCATTAATCATTCCAGATGCTAATATATTTGCAATTTCACCTAGTTTTAAAGGTTTAGGGACAGTCAATTTTTCTTCACCTAAATTCTTTAATTCAGTAATATCTTTAATCCATTTCCATACATTATCGTTTTTACTCATATAATTTTGTGATACTTGAATATATTGATGATTTTCTTTTGCTATTTGATAATCAATATAAGGATAATTCATCATTTGATATGTATTATACATTGATAATTGAAACTCTGGTTCAGATTCAATAATATTTTTTATTTCATTATATTGTTTTTGAAAATCTATTGCATCAGTAATATTATTTAAATCATAAGGAAATCTCTTTAATTTAGCAATAAAAATATATTGTTTAAATTTTGCGTATTCCTTTGGATTAACTTTATAAATTGAATTTCTTAATACGTCAAAGTTTTTACAAATAACATCTAAGGAATCAAGAAAATCATCTTTACGAATAACAAATACCATGTATCCAGTTTTATAATCTTTTGTGTTTGTTGGGTTATAGAGTAGTTTTCTGTTAAGAATTAAGTTAATGTAATATTTGACATTA